AAGCAGAGAATGGCGATCATCCGCCGAGCTCGGCAATCGGGCGAACTCCAGGATCCCCATGGCGGCGTCGACATATTCGTTCGTAGCAAACCAGAGGTCCAAGCTGGTAACCCAATCTTGCCCAAATTCATGGGAGGCAAGAAAACTTTCGGTTCGTTTAACCCTCGCAATGAGGATGTGACGGATGACGAGGATGGACAGCCTGAGATTGAGCAAGTCGAGCTCTGTAAGAGTTGTAAGGCACACCCGAACAAGCCAAACTCCGAATGTCAAACATGTCAGCACTTGTCAATTTTCGAGAGGCTAGCATCGACCTACAAGGACTTTGGTAATACCGATGTGTTTCGCATTCTCATGAAAGTGCTCATGTTCATGCGGGCTCAAACAACACTCGACAAAGCACTCATCTTGGCCGACACCGCTGCTGAGTGGGTTGCGCGGAATGAACAGGCCCAAGTCCTGGTGGACATTGCAGCTAAATTGCTGTCCGACGTGCGTAGCGACTTGCTTGCTCGCATGTCTGATGGGTCTGCCACTGACACAATCAACCAGATGCTCTTCAGCGACGCTGATGGGGGTGCGTCATCGACCGCTGAGACCAAGCTACAATCCGGCGATGCCGGTGGCTTGTCTGGCCTCATAGGTGGTTGGTCCACACTCACCTCCATTTTGTCTGACAAACGCATCAAGCAGATCACGACAGCAGTGTGCGCTCTACTGAGTGTCACTGCTGCTGCCTCATGTGGACAGAATATCAATTACGACTTCATTAAGTCCGCTGTCGAGATCAGTGACAACCTGACTAGAACTGCATCTCCGTTTGATCGCATTCTCCAGGGCGTGGATAATTTCATGTCTTTGGTGTATGCGTTCGCTACGAAGGGTTGGAAGGGACTCAAAGCCTGGGTCAATCCCTCAAGTGAACTGATCCTGATGGAGGAGCTCTTGCACTCTGTGCTTGACGAGGTTGACCACTTCGACTCGCTCGATATGCCAGGGCGAATGGCGTTTAAGACGAACATGGACAAGTTGAAGAAGTGGTATACGGACAATGTGGACTGGATGCGGTCAGCAAGCGTCAAAGACTTCATCATGAAGACTCGGGCAACCAAGCTGCTCAATGGCATTCGTGCTGGGGAACGCAAACTCTCCGCCTTGGAGCGAGGAAAGAACCGCCCCAAGCCGTTGACGATTGCCCTGCTTGCGGGATCTGATGTCGGCAAGACAACTATTCAGTACCGCTTGACAAACATCTGTCTGTCAGCAGCTGGCGTCCCGGTGACCAAAGAGAACCTTGGGTTGATGACCTATTATTGGCCACCTGGTTGTGAGTTTGCCGATGGGCTCCACCACGGAGTTGGATGTGTCATCTTCGACGACATAGGCTGCATTCACTCTGCCAAGCAACCTGAAGGAGATCCCGCAGCTGTCAACTTCCATCGGGTCGCAAACTGTGCTCCATTTCAGCCTCCCATGGCTGCACTTGAGAACAAGAGCAACATAGCTTGCCACCCGCAGCTCTGCATCCTGAGCTCAAATGTCACTGGCTTCGGTTTCGGTGACACGTTCAAGGTGCCATCTATCATGGATCGGCGTATCAACCACGTTGTGGTCACTCGCCCGAAGAGGGAGTACTCCAAAGGGGGTGTCCTTGATCCTGAGGCCGCTGCGAAGTGGAACGATACGGCCAAGGAGAATGGCGGCAGTGGTCCTGCGGAGAACTTCTGGGAAGTCCGCGTGTACTCCAGTGCAGCAATCAATGAGATCGTCTCGACACCCGGTCAGAAGATCCCTACGATGAAGGTGTCGACTGTGTGGACTCTAGTATTCCCTCAGGCAAAAGAGGGCAGTGGGCCAGTAGGTGATAGTGAGTGGTCGCCAATTGATGACTACTACAGTTATCTTGCTGACTATGCTGAATCATACTACGCGGAGCAGGAGAAGGTCAAGAACATGATTGAGAGCTACCAGGTTGATGTCGATCCCTATTTCACCACAAGGCGTGAAAAGAAAGAGAAAGCCCAGAAAGCTCTCTTGGAGGAGCAGGCC